AGTCGCGCGCCGTCGCGGATGCAGTCAAGCAGGCAGAAAAACCTAAGAAAGGAGAGTAATCCCCTGTGGACATCTTTGAACTGCTCCAGCTTAAGTTAGCTGACGAGCGCAAAACGTTGGTTGATAACCTCGCCTACGGGCGGTGTGCTGACCACGCTGAATACAAATTCCTCTGCGGGCAACTTCGGGGTCTTAACCTCGCAGGGGAAATCATCGAAGACCTCGCAAAACGTTCTAAGGAAGACGCAGATGAGTAGTGTAGACAAGGAAGCAACTGCTGAAGCCGCACTCAAGGCTAAGCAACTTCCACAGCCGAAGGGCTATAAGCTGCTGTGTATGGTTCCGGAGATCGAAGCAAAGTACGAAGGTGGCATCCTCAAGGCGGAAGCTACGTTGGATCGTGAGGAACTTACTACTCACATCCTCTTCGTGGTGAAGATGGGCGACATGGCGTACTCGGACACGACGCGTTTTCCGACCGGGCCGTGGTGTAAGGAGGGCGATTTTGTATTGACTCGCCCCTATGCAGGCACCCGCGTGCGTATTCACGACCGTGAGTTTCGCATCATCAACGATGACACCGTAGAAGCGGTGGTCGAAGACCCGAGAGGATTTAGCCATGCCTAATGACGCGTTCAAGTTTCCTGACGAACAGGAACAAACTGAAGAGAAAGCCAAAGGCGGTGAAGTTACCGCTGATGTGGAAGTAGAGATTGTTGACGACACGCCCCCGCAGGATCGGGGCCGTGACCCGCTGCCGAAAGAGATCGTTAAGGAGTTGGAAGACGATACCCTAGACGAATACTCAGACAAGGTTAAAAAGCGTCTGTCACAGATGAAGAAGGTGTGGCATGACGAGCGCCGGGAGAAGGAGCGGGCTGCGCGCGAACGTGAAGAAGCGCTGCGCTACGCCGAGGCGAAGTCCAAGGAAGTGATCGAACTTCGTAAGCGACTGGGCGATGGTGAGCGGCGCTATAAGGACGAAGCTACCAAAGCGGCGCAAACCGAGATTGCATCGGCAAAAGACAAGCTGCGGCAGGCGTATGAAGCCAACGATCCTGTCCAGATTGCGGACGCACAAGAGGCGCTTACCGACGCCAAACTGCGGATGAAAGAAGTAGAGTACTTCCGCCCCTCTTTACAAGAGCAGGAAAAAGAGGTAGAAACGGAACAACAGGTGCGAGCGCCCACTACGGTCGACCAAAAAGCGGAAGCTTGGCGGGAACGAAATACGTGGTTTGGCGTGGACGAGGAGATGACAGCCCTCGCTCTCGGCCTGCATGAAAAGCTTGTCCGGTCGGGTGTTGATCCTCGTAGTGACGAGTATTACCGCCGAGTAGATGAAAGAATGAGAAAGCTGTTCCCCGACGCGTTTGAAAGTTCGGATGACGTCGAGGAAGAGCAGACTCAATCCACGGAGGTTGAGGTTGAAAAACCCGCCCCGCGCAAAAAGCCGAATGTAGTTGCTCCGGCATCGCGTAGCACCGCGCCTAAAAAAGTGCGACTGACGCAAACGCAGTTGGCGTTGGCTAGGAAGTTCGGCCTTACACCGGAAGCGTATGCGAAAGAACTGATTAAACTGGAGAATTACAATGGCTGAAAATCGTCTCGCTCGTGAGTTGGACCTTAGAGACACTACGCAGCGCAAGCAACACTGGGCACGTCCGGAATTGCTCCCCACTCCCAACCCGGAGAAGGGTTATGTGTTCCGGTGGATTCGGACAAGTATCATGGGGCAGTTCGACCCCACGAATACTTCCGCAAAGTTCAGGGAAGGTTGGGTGCCTGTGAAGGCCGAAGATCATCCCGAGATGCAAATCTTTAGTGACCCGCAAAGCCGCTTCAAGGATAACGTTGAAGTGGGCGGGTTGGTGCTGTGCAAGGCTCCGCAAGAGATGGTCGATCAGCGTAACGAGTGGTACGACCAGCAGGCTAAATCTCAAATGGATGCCGTGGACAACACGTTGATGAAGACCAACGATCCTCGGATGCCGCTCTTCAACGAGCGTAAATCTTCGGTGTCGTTTGGTAAGGGCAAATAACTTTTAGGAGTTTTTCATGGCATACCCTGTTGTCGATGCCCCGTACGGGCTGAAACCGGTCAATCTGATCGGCGGTCAGGTCTATGCTGGTTCCACGCGCCTGATGGCGATCAACACCGGCGAGACCACGGCCATTTTCTATGGTGACGCGGTTGCGCTGTCTGCTGGTTACATCACCCGTGATCCGGCTGATTCGGCGATGACCCCTGTTGGTGTTTTCATGGGCTGTACCTACACGGACCCGAACACCAACCAGAAGCTGTTCAAGCAGTTCTACCCCGGTGGTATCACCGCCTCGGACATCCAAGCGTATGTGGTCGATGACTACGACGCGCTGTTCAAGGTTGCGGTGGTGTCGAGTGGTACGACCATTAGCGGCGTGACCCAAGCGGCTGTCGGCTTCAATGCCGCGCTGGTTGATAACACCGGCTCGACCATCACTGGTGACTCGAAAGTGGGTATTTCGGCTACCACGGCGACGACCAACACCCTCCCGGTGCGCATCGTTGATCTGGTTCCGGATACTCGTAACTCGCTGGGTTCGTATACCGAAGTGATCGTGAAGTGGAACTTCGGCATGCACCAGTATCAGCGCGCGACTGGCGCGTAAGGAAGGGGATAAAAAATGGCAATTTCTCGTGCCCAGCTACTCAAAGAACTGCTCCCCGGCCTGAACGCGCTGTTCGGCATGGAGTACGCCCGCTACGGTGAAGAGCACAAAGAGATTTACGAGACGGAATCTTCGGAGCGTTCGTTCGAAGAAGAGACCAAACTCTCGGGCTTCTCGGCTGCTCCGGTGAAGAACGAAGGTAACGCGATTGCGTACGACAATGCGCAGGAAGCGTGGACCGCTCGTTACAACCACGAAACCATCGCGCAGGGCTTCTCGATCACCGAAGAGGCGGTCGAAGATAACCTGTATGACTCGCTCTCCTCGCGCTACACGAAGGCTCTGGCCCGCTCGATGGCGTACACGAAGCAAGTCAAGGGCGCTGCGATCCTGAACAATGGTTTCAACAACAGCGCCCCGTACTACGGTGGCGACGGCGTGCCCCTGTTCTCGACCGCTCACCCGCTGGTTTCGGGTGGCACCAACAGCAACACGTTCTCGACCCAAGCTGACCTGAACGAAACCTCGCTTGAAGCGGCGGTGATTCAGATCGCTGGTTGGACCGACGAACGTGGTCTGCTGATTGCCGCCAAGCCGCGCAAGCTGATCGTTCCGCCGAACCTGATGTTCGTTGCTACGCGTCTTCTGGAAACGGAACTGCGCACGGCGACCAACAACAACGACGTGAACGCGATCAAGTCGATGGGTTCGATTCCGGAAGGGTTCCGCGTGAACCACTTCCTGACGGACACGAACGCTTGGTTCCTGTGCACTGACGTGCCGAACGGTATGAAGCATTTCGTCCGCACCCCGCTGCAGAATTCTATGGACGGAGATTTCGACACCGGCAACGTCCGTTACAAGGCCCGCGAGCGTTATTCGTTCGGCTGGTCGGACCCGCTCGGTATGTTTGGTTCCAGCGGCGCGTAGTAAAAATAGGGGGCTTCGGCCCCCTATTTTGTTGTAATATGTAGTTACTGGGGATTTCACCTGTACCGACTGCCCCCAGCAGACCTAGTAGGGACGGTACGGGGATGTGCTACTACACGGAGAAGTAAATGGCTATCACCACTCTTGACGGCCCGGTACGGTCGCTCAACGGTTTCTACTCGCAAGGCCCGAACACCGTCGTCAATCTGGCGAACGGTACTAACACGGTTACCCTGACGGTTGCTGCGTACGCGGGCAAGCTGATCCGCACTAACGACGCGACCCTCGTCATCACCCTGCCGTCGATCAATACCACTGC